ACTGTTATGTATCCTCCATTAAATTTCTTCACTATTGTTTTTACATTAGTTGGTTTACCTCCTGGATTGCCCGCAGCTCTTTTTCTAGCTACTGCTGATTTTTTTTGAGAAGAACTCATTGATCTTGCTTTTGCAATTGGCACACATTTTGGGTAAGCTCGCTTACTTCCTTTTTTTCTACCGCAAGGTTGATACTTACCATTCTTTTTAGGTGCACCTATATCTACCCACTTTTCCTTAACCCAAGCTCTTAATCCTTTTTTAGCCATTATGTAACAGTGGTTACTTTACGTCTATCTTCCATTACTCCACCACAACCTTTTGCTATACCACCTTGATTAAAACTAGAAATTTTTTTTCGTTGTTGAGAAATTTTATTTATAACTCCTCCATTAGCTTTTTTCTTTTTCTTTCCACCCTCAACTGTTTTGCCAGAGCAAATTGAACTTGCATACATGTTAGCATAAGCGGATGGATAAACTTTAAATTTTCTTTTTGCGGCAGCTTTACCTTTAGCACATAATTTGCCCATTATTTTTTTCTCAGTTTAGATAATGTTTTAGCAAACCTTGCTCGTTGTCCTAATTTTCCCGGTGCTTTCGCAGCTTTGTTTAATTTTTTCAAAGGAATCTTTTTTCCTTTTTTCACGCCTAAAGACTTACGCAATGAACCGGGTTTCTTAATAGCTTTTTTAATATCAAGTTTTTTCTTTTTTACTCTTCCGCCCTTTTTGGCTTTTAAAACTCCTCTACCAATAAGAACATCTTTCTTAGTTATTTTACCATCTCCACTTAAATCTTCCATTAGTCCTCCTATTTCTTTTTTAAAAGTCCCATTGCACCTTTAGCTCCCTTGATGCCAAAGCTCGCCGCGCAACATAAATATAACAAATGTTTATAATATTCAGGAAGCGAGTGCAAGGCTTCAAAGCCAGCTTTTATATGTGGTGTCATTCCAGGAATAAAAACTAATGTTGCTGGAGCAAGTAAACAAATTAAAATTACTTCGTCTTTCCAGCTCCCTTTCATTTGTTCTACAGCACTTTGTTCCCAAGCCACTTTGCCAGCGATTTGATCTTCTTTAAGTTTGGTTGCTGCTTTTACTTCCGTAAGTTTTAATTCTGCTTTTGCCTTTTTGGTCTCGACGAAGCCACGGATTCCATCAGCGGCAACGCCGAGTAAGGGTTTTGCTAAAAGCTGCCAGACCATTGTCTAAGCTGCTCCGCCTGTCATCCAACTGATGACCCAAATAACAATAATGGCTACAATAGCAGCCTTGATCCAGTCCTTCATCTGCCAGTCACTCCACTCTTTAATGTGTGACCATAGATCTTTTAGTAAGTTCATAGAACCTCCTTTGTTAAAGTAGCGAATTATACTATTTTAAGCCTTTGAATGCTACCTTTTTAATCTGTGCTTTACTTCGTTGTCCTTTTGGTCCAGCGCCTAAGTTTTGTTTTACTTTAGGTCCTTCCATAGTAGCACTATAAACATCAGCTATTGCAGTTTGATTTACATGTGGTCCTGCATAAGGATTCATATCTGTTGAAACTGTCATTTTAGCATTGGGATATAGTGAACCATTTATAAATTTTGGTTTTGGGTTGTTTAATGCCATGTTATCTCCTAGTGTATTGTTGGTTTTATCAGTTCAATAAAATCAATTGTATTATGTTCCATGATAGAACCTGCATCTTTCTTTACTAAATTATCAAAGTAAAGAATACGTGCAACACTCATCATAGCACCCGCTAAAAGTATACTATCTTCTTCACTTTTGGAAGTATTTTCTACATAAGCAAGTATTTGATCAAAGTAACTTTGTAATTTTTTTTCTGCAGGAGATAAAGTGTCCATGTTAAAATTTGTTTCTTAGTTTAGAAGGCTCCATTACCTTTGTTAATTGAATTGATTCTCTAATTGTAGCGTGACGATCTGCGTTGTCTATCTTTTCTTGCTCTTGTACAGCGTCAATCTCTGCTTTTTGCTCATCAAGTGCTAATCTTTCGCCATCTTTCTGTGCACGTAGCTCTAGTTCCTCTGCACGTAGTCCTAATTCTTCTTGTTTTAGTGTAACAAGTGGATCTTTTTGCATTCCTTCTAGATATTCTTGCTCTTCTGCTACCATAGCCTCTGTTAATTCCTTAATTTTTATAGAAACTTGCTTTGCTGTCTCTATTTCAAACTGTTGTTGCAGTTCTGGTGGTAGTTGACCCCCATATTGTGCAGTAACTTGTTGAATTTGCTCTTGATTTTCCATCATTACCTCTTCTTTTGCTTGTTCACTGATGTGATTAGAGATATGCGCTTGTATTAACGACAGTACAGGAGGTGAATTCTTTACTAAATACGTCGACATAAAGGCACGATGTGTGTCTATGTGTGCGATATGATCCTGTTGTGGAAATGCAACCGCTGGTTTTTGTAATAACATCTGTGAATTCTCCATTGCTGCATCCATTGGCATAGGTTTTGGAGGAGGTGGTAAAATTGCATCGATATTTTGTACCCCCATTGCCTGATACATACGTCTATAGGCCTCATATTGGTTGTGAATTTGGGGGTTCGCTTGTGCTAATTGTAACTGTGTCTGCGCTAGTGTGATACGCTGTGACATAGAAAAGATATTAGGGTCCGATACAGGAATAATATCAACACGATTATCGAAATCTGTTTGCTTGATCATTTGATTTCCACCCACCACGGCATATGGATATTCAGGTGGTAAGTAATCAGTGATGATTCTTGCTAAAATTTTAAATTCTTTTTTCTGTGCATAGTGCAATCTTTTATGAATAGCACTCATGACTTTTGTTCCTTGCTCGAGTAGAGCCATAGTTGTGCCAACTGGATTAGCTTGTGAACCTTCTCCTAATTTTTGATCGGCAACTGCAGCAAATCTTTTTCCTGCATCAACAACAAAACCTAATAATGAAAATAAAGTTTGATCTGGTCCTTTATACGGAAGTGGCATGAGACCTTGACGAAGATCACCACTTGGTGCGTCTATGTCTCTGAACTCTCCTGGTTGTAATGGACTATCATCATCGGCAATTCTAATTCCTCTTGCTTTAAATCCTGCTGGTAAATTAGATAATGTTCCCGCATCAATGAGTTGACGGAGTGCTGACGTAGCAGTCCTGGACAAACCCCCCAACATATGAATAAGACCAAAACCATAAAAACCAAGGCCTGGTAAAAATTTATATTGAACGAAGTATGGTATTTTTTTCCGAAGAGAATCATCTTCTCGGTAGTTGCGGTAGATGGAGAGAATGTTTCCTGTTCCCTCATCAATAGTAACCACATAAGGAATCTTTATACCTGTAGGTTCTCCTGTTTGCTCGTCTTGATCTTCGAAACCTTCTATGTCCAAATCGCAATGCACTTCAAACAGTTGATACATTTCATCGTAGTTAACCGAACTTACACCTTCTAACTGATTATATTTTTCTTGTACTTGTGTTTCTTCCATTGTGGGTTCTTGTAATTTTACATCTTTGTATAAACCCATGACTTGTGCTTTTTTAATTTCGTTACGTGTCATCTTCACAATATGTGTAACTCTTTCTGAAGACGCTAAGTCACTTGATAGATACGGAACAATTAAATCTTCACTTGGAACAAATTTTGATACAGGTCTTCCTAGAGCTGCATCATAATAAATCTTTTTAAAAGCGGAACCTGCAAGAGGTAAGAAAAATAATAGCTGATCCATATCAGCATCATACTCTTCCATCTCATCTAAGATTAAGTAATTCATGTATTCACGAACACGCTGTGCTTGTGCTTCGGTATCGGCGTTTTGTTCACCAACAACGTTACATTTTACAGGACCCCCTGATGGTAGTAATTCTTTATACGCTTGTGATTGAAAAGCAGTAACACTCTCGGATAGTAATGGATGTGTCACGGAGCTTGCTCCTTGGAACGGTTGTGATCTTTCTTGGTGTTTAAATCCTAGTAAATCTAATCCATGTGTATACGAATAATACCACTCGTCTCTCGATGCTTTATCATCTTCAATCTGTCCACGTAGTTCTTCTGAAATTTCATTTAAGATATCATCTTCTAATACTTCTGCTAAGTTTGCACCAAAAGGAATCTCCTCTTGTACCATTGCTTCTTCCCCAAAGGTCACTGACCCATCTGGGTTTTCAATCATTTCTTCAGCTACTTCTATTTGTTCTTCAGCAACGGGTGCTGCACTCATCGGATCTGATGGTGCTGGATCGTATCCTGCTGGTCTTTCTACTGCCATTAACCTCTCCTCGCTATACCGTAGCCACGTTTAGCTAGGCCACCATGTTTACCTTTTGTAATTTTATATTTCGTAGGTTCTTCAAACAAAAGTATTTCTTTTATTTTTTCATTAGATAAATCTAAATTTTTAGAGTTGAGAGAGCTTCCTCTAGTATTAATTTTGTTCAATTCTTTTACAAGATATGATCTAGATTTGCTTGTTATATCAGTAGCCATTATCTTTTCGCCTTTCCATAGCCACGTTTCGCTAGGCCACCTGATTTCATTCTCATTGGTTTCATCTTGATAGTAGAGCCTTCTGCTGAACCTTTAGCAAAGCCACCTTGAGCTTTTTTATTTTTGTTTGCTTTGAATTGTTTCATTTCATTTGTAAAATCTTCTATAGCCTCTACTTGTGTCATATTCTTATTTTTCATACGACGTTTAATAAAACGCATAAAATTAGGATCATTTAAGTCAAACTCTTCGTATCCTTTAATTCCTACTAGATTTCCTTCTTCTCTATCGGCCATAGTAATCCTTACGCTTGTAGTTGTTTCTTCTTCTTTTTCTTCATCATAGCATTAAATCCTGTGGGTTGCACGAATTTATAATACGCTGCTTTAGGATTCATAAAAGAAGGAGGAGCTTTCTCTTTTTTCTTTTTCTTCTTCTTAGGTCCTTGGACCGTGAACCCTGGTTTATAAGTAAAGCTCATTTAATAATACTCCAATAAACTAGATGGCGGTGCATATGGAGGATCCTCATAATCTTCTGGATGCACGGCTAATCCAACTTGACGATATCGCATTAGCGCTTGTGTCATGCTATCTACTAAATCGTCGTTATCACCATAAGGGAAAGCGGCGCATTCTTCAACTAATTCTTGCGCCCAATGATCTTCGGTGCACCATACCTGTCCTGCTTCAAACAGAGTAGATACCGAGTTTACTCTCACATGTTTATCATTACCACGACTTGGCGTGAAGTTAACAACAGGAATACCGAAGCGCCGTAGTTCTTGCGTCAAGGGCGTTCCACTTGCTTTCTGCTCGATGATAATTGTTTCTGGTTCCCAGTAGTGGTACTGTTCGAGCGCTTTTGTTTTTAATTGTGGGAAGTCCCACCGTCCTTTCTCCACGTCTAGCAAAATTATATTTGGTGTAATCTCTTCATGAAGGAATACCCCCCACGTTGTAATAGCCGAGAAGTCTGCGGTTTCTTTTTTACTGAAGGCCGTGTCATACGATTGAATCACATGTTGTAATTTAGGGAGCTTGGGCTTATCCCAAACCTTCCAGTACTCTCGCTTGATAATGGAACCTTCTTCCGATGTTGGATTCTGTTGCCACTGTGCATTCCATTTAGCCACGGACAACGATGCTTTAACCGACTCTAACTCTTCTAA